GGCTTAACGTAGACAGATATTGTGTAGCTTTGGCCTGTGACGACAGACACCATCGCGTTTGCTGCGACCAAATGAGTGCTGTTGGCAGTCGTCTCAAGTATCCGGTCGGCAGTTGTCGTGCCATCAGGCGCAGTTGTGGCGTTGGCAGTGACCGTGGTGGCGAATTTCGACCAGGCGGCGTTGTCGAATTGCTCTGAGAACGTGAACAAGTTATGCGGCGCGTATGTCAGCCGACCCGTGCTATCCGTCACCGTGGCGTTGGTGCCGCGAGAGAAGGTAATCAGGTTGGAGAAGGACGTTGCTGGCATAGTTATGCGCCCACTGTGTAAGTGTCAGAGATGAAGTTAAGCGCGAGGCTCGGCGTGGTGCTGGGGTTTGTCAGCGTTTGCAGCGTGGCGTTGGGCTGACGGGTGTTGTAGTAGCCCAGCGAACGGATGTGGCCGTTGAGCAATTCCATCGCACCAATTGCAAGATGTCCTATACCTAGTCTATTTACCACAGGAACAGCACCTGAAGTATCTGTGCTAACGGCACCACCATTTAGAGACGCAGCGAAATCATTTGTCTTGTATGCACCTGCAATTTTAGCGGTAACATTTGCAACCAATGAAGAACCGTTCAGATTGGCCGATGCTGCGCCACCAGCCTGTACAAAAAACTGGAAACTTGTACCGAAAAACGCAGACTGCGTCCGATTGGCGGAAGAGTTATCCGTGGCGGAATACATGGTGTAGCTTCCGAGCGCAAAACCGCTCGCCTCAACCACAAACGTCCCCTCGTTCTGATTAAACCAGCTTGAGAAGTTAGCGCCCAACATCTGCGCCACATCAGCCGAGCGTGTCACCTGAGAGGCTACAGTCGGGATGTAGGAGGTGGCGAAGGAGCCAGCTTCGAGTTGTGCGCCGTAGAGGAATACGCCGGATGTGCCGTCTCCGGTGAAACTACTACCTGTGCGCAGATAGATATGAGCGGTCGTAGTGGCCGAATTGTGCTGAACAGTGCAGCGATACCAGCCGTTTCCGACAGGTGTGATCGAGGAAGATGTAGCACCAAGCAGGGCGGTAGAGCCACTGCCAGTCAGCGTAAATGAAGCGCCTACAGTCGCCCCAACAAGCCACAGCGAGATGACCGTTTCGCCTGCGGCTTTGGCGTAAACAGTAAATGTCCCTGTTGTCGAAGCAAGCCCGGTTTGGGCCGTGAACTTCACCGTGTTATTGGTTGACCCGACAAGCGTATCGGCAGTCGTGGTGCCATCTGGTGCAAGCGTCGTGTTCCCAGAAACAGTCGCTTGAATTTTCGTCCAAGCGGCGTTCGTAAAATCTGCCGAATACGTCAGCAAATTCGTCCGCTGCTCTTCGATCAACAGCCCCTTAGCTGCCAGCGTCAGCGGGTCATAGTCAAAGCGTGGGCCGTAATAGGCCGCTGATGCCGCCGCAGCCGCAGGGTTATAGACGTAGGGGTCTAGAGATGCGCTGTCGGAAAGCTGTGCGCCCCAGATGTAGATGCCAGAGGTTCCGTCTCCGGTGTAGGATGCCGTTCCGTTTCCGGTTGCAATATATACCGACAAGCGGCCCGTTGATGCCGCAGTTACTGCTGCGACTGAACAGCGCCACCACCCATTGCCCGCAGACGTAATTGATGTGCCGAGCAACGTCCCAACTGTTGTGCCGACTGTCCCGTTAGCAAGGTTAAAATATGCGGATTGGCCAGTGCCAAGATTTAAGTTAACCCAAGTTCTTTCACCTGCCTTCAGATAAACAGAGGCCGTGACAGTAGACCCAGAAGCCACCAATGTAGTGTTTGAAAAATCAATCCAGTGCGCCGCAGAAGCCGCAGTATTCTCCACCAACTTATCCGCAGTCAGCGTTCCATCCGGCGCGAGAAAGGCGTTCGCTGTGACGGTCGCATTCGTCTTAGTCCACGCGGCGTTATCAAACTCCTGCGTGAAGCCCAGCAAGTTCTTCGGCGTGGTGCTGTTGTAGGTGCCGGGGGTCGTCTGATAGGTGACGGGGGAGAGTTGTGCGCCCCAGATGAAGATGCCGGAAGTTCCGTCGCCAGTATAGGAAAAAACATTGTCAGCATTCGTAACAAACGCTTGAATGTTTGTAGGCGCTACGGACAAAACCGAACATCTATACCAGCCATTTCCAACGCTCTGGATGTTTCCGGTTGCTGCGGATTGCTTAGTCCCAATTGTGCCAGTTGCAAGGTTGAACCAAACCGCCTCATTGGCAACGCCAGTTCCCAGTGCAAGAAAAGACCGCTCTGCCGCCTTGGCGTAAATCGAAAACACACTGACTGAGCCAGATACAGACCTACTAACTCGGTGATCCGTTGTGGCAGTATTTTCTACCAGCTTGTCAGCCGTTTGCGTTCCATCGGGTGCAGTTGCGACATTAGCCGTTATAGTGGCCGCAACCTTCGTCCAAGCAGCGTTATCAAACTGCTCCGAGTAGGTCAGCAAGTTGCTCGGCGCATAGGTGATCTTACCCGTGCTGTCGGTCAGCGTGGCATTCGATCCCCGGCTGAACGTAATACGGTGGTCGAGCGCGCCAGACGCACTCAGGAAGTCGAGGCTCAGAGCAGCGGGCGCACCCCTGGAAGCACTAGCGCGAAGGCGCGTCCGCAACCGCTGCATTTTACCAGCCCTCGCCGCAAGTCACATTTACGACGCCGATTCCACTTTGCAGGATTACAGCCACATGAGTTGCGCCACCGTCAGCCGTCTCGGTGAAGTTCTCAACCGAGTAGGGAGCCAGAGGGAAGCCGGGACCAGCCGTGTCAGCAGCAGGGATCGCAGCGGCCACAGAAGAGTTGCCGATGTTTACCCAAGCCAGAGACGGCGTGTTGTTGAAGAAGCGAATGTTTGTCGTATTCGCGGGGAGAGCAACGCGCTTGCTGGTCGTCGAACTATCAACACGGATCGACTGAATTGCGCGGAAAACTTGAGCCATAATTAAACCTCAGACAATGCCACGGATGTTGCGCTTTAAAGCTGTATAACCCATTTTGTCTCTGTGCGCTATGGCGAAATACCTTGCGGCGTCTGCATAGTGCGATGTCCAGTCATGATTGGGGTGCGATTTAAACTCTTGGCGCTTCTCGTCGTACTCACGGCGATACATCCGCAGGGCCTCGATCCCAGTCTTACAGGCGTCCTTGTCGAACCACGAGCGCGGCAAGAGCATCCTAAGCGCCTGAATGCCGTCAATGAGATCCAAGCGCGGTGCAATCTCGATATTCCGCAGGCCAAGTTCCTGTAATACCTCAAGCCGACTTTTCCCTGTTCCTAATTCTCTCACCCGAACGTCATGTGGGAGATAGTGACTGCCCCAGACGTAAGGCTTTTCTTGTAGCTGCTTTACATACCAGTGGAGACCAACGCCTTCACCCTTTAAGCAGTCAATCCAGCGTGTTTCTCCGCCGTGAGACTGGACGAACCAGATCACCGTGCTGTCAGACATACCCAAGTCCCAAGCTGTGTGGACTGGAAGGGCTGGGTCATACGGCAGACTTGTGATGCGACCGCTAGCCTCCATCTCGGTAAACTCTTTTCCGTAGTATGCGCCCCGGATAGCCGCCTCGAAGCTGCACTCGTATTCCTGGGCAAACTCTTCCTCGCTCATCATCTTGCGAGCGTCGTTCAGTTCCTTGTCGTCGAGAAGCCCAGTCTCAGTCGCCTTCAGCATCAGGCGCGACCAGTCCTCGTCACTCTCAGCATTCTGCCAGAGGTCGTAGAAGACGTTCTTGCCCTTTGGTGTACCGATGAAGATAGCCCAGCCCTTGCGGTCAGACAGAGCCGGACGAATGACCTGCGTCCAGACGGTCGGGTTCATGTCTCCGAACTCATCCAGAACGCACCCGTCGAGATAGATGCCACGCAGTCGATCGGGATTATCAGCGCCGTAGATCCTGATGCGAGCGTTGTTGGGCAACTCAACCCATAGTTCGCTTTCATTGGCCTTCACGTTAGGCAGGAATGCGCAAGCATCCTTGATGTAGCCCCATGCAATATCCTTCGCCTGATTAAGTTGAGGCGCGATATAGGCGAAGCGTGGATTAGGACGTTTGCAAGCCAATGCCCGACGAACGATCTCATTGACACACGCAACAGTCTTGCCAGCGCGGCGATGCGCTACAGTTATCATCCATCGCGTCTTGCGCTTGTGCAGAGCAAGGAATTGCGGGCGTGGACGATATGGGCTGATTAACTCAATCGCCTGCAACATCATCAATGCCAGGATATTTCACGACAGCGATATGCCCGGTGACGTTTACCTTTGCAGGCTCATTATAGCCGTGCATTGCGTTTAGTTCCTTAACGGCTGCGACCTTAACGCTTCCACTGCTTTCGCGATAGGTTTGAACCAAGGCTTTTACGGACATTTCACGTGTCCAAAGAACCCTGTTTGCAAGGGCTTCCTTTAGTTCTTTCACCCTTTGGGCCACGTTAGGGTTGTCGATTAGTTTAGACGCCTCTACGTAAATCGAGGAATCCTGCATATTTTCAGCGTCATACGCGGTTCGGTAAGCCTCAGCCTGGCTCATCCCGTCTGCTATGGCTTGAGCGAATGCCTCTTGTTTAGCTGTTAGCATCAAAAGGCTCCCCCGTCTCGGCGTGAATAGCTTTCTGCCCAGTGAAGTCCTGCCAACGCTTGATGATCACATCGCAGTATTTGGGATCGAGTTCCATGAGGCGTGCGTGGCGACCATGCTTCTCGGCTGCAATCATTGTCGTGCCAGATCCACCAAACGAATCTAGGACGACATCAGCGCCCTTGGTATTGTTGAGCATCTGATATTCAAACAACTCGACAGGTTTCATCGTCGGGTGTTCACCATTGCGAGATGGCTTGTCGAACTCAAGGATCGTGGTCTGCTTGCGATCGTTTGCCCAAAGATGAGCAGCGCCTTCTTTCCATCCATAAAGACAAGGCTCGTGCTGCCACTGAAAATCCTGCCTTCCGAGAACGAGAGATGATTTCTTCCAGATCAGACATTGGCGCACTTGCCATCCAATATCGCGTGCAGCTCCACGGAAATTATATCCTTCGAGATCGGCGTGCCAAACATAAAACACTGCGCCAGGTTTCATGACGGCATCTGCTGCTGAATATGCGTCACGCAGGAACTGACGGAAGTCATCGTCTCCCATACTGTCATTCTGGATAGTCAGCTTTTCTTTAGTTCCACCTTCATACGCCACATTATAGGGCGGATCGGTCAGCCACATATCAACGAGAGCACCATCGGTCAGGGTCTGCAGAGCATCGATACTCGTGCTATCACCGCACATCAGCCTGTGATTGCCCAGCACCCAAACGTCACCAAGGCAAGTGACCGGAATTTCCGGAACGTTGGGCACCGCGTCCTCATCGGTCAGCCCTTCGGTTGGCTCTGGCTCCAGCAGCCCATCGAGAAACTTATCGTCAAACCCCAGAAGCGATAGATCAAAGTCCTCTAGGTTTAATCCCTCTATCTCAGCCTTCAGCATATCCATGTCCCACCCTGCGTTTAGGGCGAGTTGGTTGTCAGCGATGACAAGGGCTTTCTGCTGGGCTTTTGTGAGATGGTCTAGAATAATGGCCGGGACTTCATCCATGCCTAGCTTACGTGCAGCCATAAGCCTCCCATGCCCAGCAATGATGGTCTTTTCGCCATCAATGAGGATGGGGTTGGTAAATCCAAACTCCTTTATGCTGGCTGCTATCTGGGCAACCTGAGCATCGGAATGCGTCCGGCTGTTCGCGGCATACGGGATAATGTCTGAGACCTTTGTGTATTGGATTTTGATGTTAGCCATGATTGATAAAATCGGCCTTTATCCATCATTTGTCAACTGTGGGGCGTTTAACGTCTCGTTTGCCCACGATGCCCCATGACGGTCAACTCAGCATGGTAGGAGGCCCCGCCGTTGACTGCTGGTGATTTAAGCCTCTTAACCAGCTTGGCCGCTACCGGGGGACAAAAACCTAAAAACCCCGGCGCTGTTAACTTACTTATCTCTTAGTAACATTTGATACTCGTACAGATCTTCTTCCAACTCATAAATCTTGTTGTGAAGCAGGGCAGCGCAGATGACGTACCCTAGAGCGAACCCGACGAGCAGGCATATCACGCCAACTGAGATTGTTGTCATGACTTATCACCCCTGAATGAATTGATAACCTGCATCCCGGCTTCAAACTCATCATGCGTGTAATATGGACCGCCGCAACATTCTGGGTCGCCACATGAGTTATCGGACAGGTATCCCAGAACATCATCAATCGCTTGTCTCAGAATGTTCAGTTCGCAGATCTCTTCGTCTGTCATAACTCACCTATGTATGCGAGGACGCGCTTGAAGGCTTTCAGATCCTTCTTGCATTCTTTTATGTCGTCCTCATGGGAGAGGCACATCAGTTCTTGCTCCGTCCACTTGATGCGCTGCTTTGCCCAAGCCTTGACCACGGCGTCCATGTCCTGGAGGTCAAGCGATACGATTATCTTGTCACTGATGAACGTCATTTCTTCTTCCTTGCTTCTTTCTGCCAGCCATCCTTTAAATGCCCGAAGTCACGCGGCTCTGTCACAATATCCTCTTTACCACAAATGCCGCAAATGTCAGGATGCCACGTTGCGACACCGCACTCACGATTGCCGTGCCTCTCTCCGCATTCGTAGCATATCCATGCAGGGTAGGTCATTCCGTCTCTCCCAGTGCGGCGCGCAAACCGTTCTCATCATAATAGGTAGATAAGAACCGATCCTGCTTAACGCCCATAACGCTGTCGCTGTAACTGGCCTCTTCAATCAAATCCCAAGCGTAGTTCAACGCCTCCCTCAGACGATCATTCTCCGCCTTCAATTCAGCAACCCGTAGCGTCAGAATTGTCATCTCTTGCGGTTTCATTCCTTCTCTCCTCGATCACTTATATGTGAACTTTCAGCCGGATGTTGATCACATATATGTGTCATTCTATCTCACCCTCTGCGACTTGCGTCCATATTGCGCCGACAGGGAACTTTACGTCATCCATGCTGTTATAGGCTTTGACGTACTGCACCCAGCCGAAGACATCTTTTTGGATGGTGTCGTAAAAGATCGGATCAACGTCACCCTTTGCGAAGAATGATGCGAAGTATATCTTCGTCGGCACTGGCTTCAGCACATCTTCCGGATAAGCGAAGATGCTCGTCATCATTTCGTCTCTCCCAGTGCTGCGCGGGCCACTTCGCGACACGCCATCAACTCTCGTGCGAATGTTTCGTTTATCCCTTCGTCAATGCCGGGAAAGCCGCTGGTGTTGCCGTTTGCGATCTTCTGCAACGCCTCACGCAGCCGCTCTGTTTCCGTTTGCCAATACTCAGAGTTTCCAGCATAGCGCCGCGCCTCATCCTCCCATGCTGACCTGCTCCGTTCCAGCCGCTCAATCTCTGCCCGCAGCTTATGATGATGTGCTTCCTCTGCCGCCTTCCAGCTTTTGAGTTCTGCAATCTCTGCCGCTTGGGCTTCGATGTCAGTGATCAATTCGCAAATGCTGTCGGCGGCTTGTTTTGCAGTTTCCAGTGTTGCGCCAAGTCCATCTGCTTGGATCATGTGGGCATCGTTACGCAGCCGCTCCACCAGCGCCTTGTCGTTGTCAGTCATATCAAAAATCTCCCAATCCTTTTACACATCCAGCGAACGTGTAAAGAAATGCCGGGGTTCTTTTACATCTCGGCGGCAACCGCCCCGGCTAGATGGATAGGTCAATGGTTGGACGGCACAGATAAACCTTGTTCCACCCCTATCTGCTGGCGATACTAAGCCTCTGAACCAGCTTGGCCTGTCAACGGCTCGTCAGGTGCGAATGCCTGTTGAACCTCAAATTCAATCTTCCACAGCGCACGTTTCAGCCGCTCAATCTCTGCCGCTTGGGCTTCGATGCGGTCGGCTGCTTCCAGATGCAGACGCTCCAGTAGGTCGAAGTCAATGCACCAGTGCTTTTCTTGCCAGCTGTAATAGCTTTCGCCATCGCGCAGCCGCTCCACCAGCGCCTTGTCGTCGTCAGTCATTTCAACTTCTCCAACGCTTTCAAAACGTCATCGCTTGTCCACGCTGGATTGATGGCGTGAGAACCTTCAGCAAGTCGCCTCAACGCCTCACGCGACTTTTTGGGCATAACCCAGTAAGCAAGCCAAAGGCGAAACAAAGAGAGCGTCTTCATTTCGACAGCCTTCCGGCTATAAATCCAACGATAAATCCACCGGCATTCGCCACTAAAATTACGATTTGTATGTTTGTCATTTCACTGCTCCCTTAATAATGCGTGTCGCCTTTTCATATGCCGCGCGTTCTTCGATTGACCATGTATGCCCATGCGCCGCCAGTGCCACGCCAAGCAGGTCTAGTGCGTTCTGCAACGTGTAAAGATTTTCTCGTTTTATTTGCACGTTGTCGGAATGTGCAAAGGTTTCG